TCTAATTGTTTAATCCAATAATAGTCAGGGTTAATGTATGCCATTAATTAAATCTCCTTGTTTATTTTTTCGAGATAAGTACAAGCCGATTGAATACCATTAATACAATCAGCTTTAGTCATATCTTTTAAAATTGACGTTAAGTAAAGAGTGCTTGCAATAACTGCAACTAAATAAAATAGATAGAATTTCATTTTTTATTAACACTCCAATAGTCAATATGAACGGCTATTGAATAGCCCACTTGATAGAGTGCATAAACTCCACCAATTAATACAAATAATTCCATAGTTTTAGGAAGGTATAAAGGAAGGATGGACTAACAAAGTTAGTCCAGATCTTTTGTTAATCATCCAATACCAACTTAACGTATGTTGGTATTGAATGAAAAAAATTAAAATGTTCGGCTTCGTCAAAAGGATTAATTTTGAGCCAGAGTTTACCAGACTTTGAAAAACATTTTTCAAATCTAATTTTTTTAGATATTAAAATTTTTTCATAGTCTGGACTTATACAAGTATTGCCTAACATCAAACCACCTCGGCAATATCATATAATCCATAAGGGATTTTAAAAGTTTTGCGAGTTACTCTATCTTTAAAAAATAAAGTATTGGGATTCTCTCTGTCTTGGTAATTAGTAGCATATAAAAACATCCATGTAGTAATGTTTACAGGTTTGTCTACTGTAGCTCCTAACTTATCAAGAGCAATTTTGAACGCCAATTGTTCGTTCTCTGTTAAGTCCAGATTGAGATTGTCCGTGTAATCCATAGGAAGGGAAAAAATAAATTGTCTATGTTCTTTTATTGTTCTTTCCTTTTGTATTCTCTAAGTGATGCGTAGTTATCGAAATAATCTAGATACAGTTAGAGAGGAAAGAGCAAAAGGTTTAAAATCATATTTCGTACATAAGGAAAATAAATTTTCGCACGATGTACCAATTATGATAATATACCATATATATATTAATACCATAAGACTGATATATAGTCAATATAAATATTAAGAATTATTACTCCGCTGAGAATCGATTTTAAGAGGCGATATTTTCTAAGGTACTATCACAAGCAAGTTATATCAGAGAGCTATCAGAGAGCCGCAGAGAGGCCTTAGAGCGTATTTGGGGGAGTGTTCAGAAAATTTTTGATATATGGCCATCCCCTCGGTACTTAAATATATTCTCTAAATCTTCGTTACTTCGACTCGACTTTAATTGAAAGCTCTGGAGCTTGGATGTTTACAGTTTCAACAGATTCACCTATTACCTTACCTAGAGAGTCTAGGATCTGTGCTGCTGTTTGTAATTGACCTTTTTTAACTGCTTTATTAAATAAACGTACTCTCATAGCTTGCAAACGAGGAAGCATATTTTCTCTATCTTTATCCCAATCTTCAGTATTCCAATGTTTTACTTTATCCCAATCCTGCCAAGCAGTAGTTTCAGAGATGCCTTCAATTTTTGAATGTTCTATTACAAGTTGGCGAGTAGTTTGACCATCAAGTTGTCTTGAATATAAGCGTTGAGCACGTTCTTGAACCTTTTCTGCTGTTGATCTAGCAACAAATCTAGGTCTACCACGTTTTTTATTTTGAGCTATAGGAGGTGTAATATCGTTTGGAAAAATAGAAGAAGCCACGGACTTGATCTGAAAGGAGTTAATAATCGAATAATAACCTAAAAATAGTGAACTAGGCTATAAATAAGGGGTATAAGAAGAAAATTCTGTTATTTTTAAGTGTATGGCTGTAAAGAACAAACCAGAAATTAGTTTAAGGTATGCACAAGGGGAAGTATTTAATTGTGATAAAAGATTTCGGGTATTAGTTGCAGGAAGAAGGTTTGGTAAATCATATTTATCTTGTATTGAACTACTCAGAGGAGCTATCAATCGACCTGGGGAGGTGTATTTTTATTGTGCTCCTACATATCGGATGGCAAAAGATATTGCGTGGAAAGAATTAAAGAGATTAGTACCTAAAGTTTGGGTTCAAAGTAAAAATGAAACTGATTTAAGGTTGGAATTAATAAATGGATCAACTATTGAGTTAAAAGGAACTGAAAATGCTATGGCATTGAGAGGTAGAAGTTTAGCTGGTGTTGTATTAGATGAAGCTGCGTTTATGGATCGAGATGTATGGGCTGAAGTTATCAGACCTGCATTAGCCGATAAGCAAGGATGGGCACTTTTTATCAGCACTCCAGATGGAACTGCCAGTTGGTTTTATGATATGTGGTGCTTTTGTGGAGAACAGGAGTGGGATGATTGGCAAAGATGGAGTTTTACTACGATTGAAGGGGGAAATGTTGCACCAGAGGAAGTTGAAGCTGCTAGAGAGCAGTTAGATGCAAGGACATTCAGACAAGAATTTGAAGCTAGTTTTGAGAATCTGACTGGTTTGGTTGCTGTTAGCTTTAGTGACGACAATATTGACAAGGAAGTGCAAGACTTACATATGCTGCCATTGTTGTTAGGTTTAGATTTTAACGTAGATCCTATGGCAGGAGTCTGTGCTGTGAAGCATAATGACACTCTTTATGTGTTTGATGAGATTATGTTGACGGGTGGAGCTACAACCTGGGATTTTGCTGAAGAAGTTACAAGGAGATATGGGGTGGATCGAAGAGTAATTGCTTGCCCTGACCCTACTGGTAATGCAAGAAAGACAAGTGGAGTAGGTTCAACAGATCATAGTATTCTTAGACGTAGTGGATTTACTGTTATGAGTCCAAAAGCTCCTTGGAAGATTAGAGATAAAATTACTGCTGTCAATACTGCTTTGTATGATGCAAATGGAGATCGAAGAGCTTTAATACATCCACGTTGTAAAGAATTAATAAAATCGCTTAGAACTTTGACTTATGCACCAAATACTGGTTTACCTAATAAAAATTTGGGAGTAGATCATGCGTTTGATGCCTTTGGTTATCTTTGTTTACAACAATTTAACCTTGCAAAACCAGAGACACTAGGCCAAACTTCGTTTAGAATATACTAAGATACCCTTTTTGCTTATGGCCTACGGAATGTCAACAACAAAAAAGAAAAAGAAAAAGAAAAAGGGAGGCAAGAAGAGACATGAATGTACCTGTAAATAAAGCCTTATACTCTAGGGTAAAGGCAGAGGCTAAACGTAAGTTTGCTGTTTATCCTTCTGCTTACGCTAACGCATGGCTTGTACGAGAGTATAAGAAACGTGGTGGCACTTATCGAACAGGAACTAAGAAACGTGGCAAGAAGTAGTGGTGGTCTTACCCGTTGGTTTAAAGAAAAATGGGTAGATGTAAAAACTGGTAAGCCTTGTGGTCGTTCAAAGGGTGAAAAACGAGGTTATCCTGCCTGTCGGCCTAGTAAACGTGTATCAAGTAAGACACCTAAGACAGCTTCAGAAATGTCAAGTAGTGAAAAAGCAAGATTTAAGCGTGAAAAAACTAGTAGTGCTAAGATAAAGTATCAACATAGACGTAAAAAATCCACTAAAAGGAGCAAAAAATGATTGAAATTACTGATGAGATGCTTGACATTATTGAAAAAGTAAAGGGCAAGCGAAATCCTGCTTTGTGGGATCCTAGATGTGAACAATATAAAAGAAAACTCGAAGAAGGTACTGTAAAAAAGTCAACAACAAGTTAAACTATTTATAAATACTCTTTTTTCTTAGGACAATGGCATTTTTTCGTGGCGAAGAAGGTTCTGTTAAGTTTAAAAACGGAACTGGAACAACAGAAGCAATAGTTTCTACAACTGGTTGGTCTTTAGACACAACAAAAGAAACTCTAGAGTGTACAGGACATGGGGATACCTTTAGAAAGTATGTTGGAGGATTGATTTCTGGTTCTGGTACTGTTGACTTTCTTTACACAGCAGCTAGTAGTAATGAAACAGCAAATTTACTTGCTGATGTATTAACAGCAGAAGATCCAGCAGATGCACAATTTGAATTATTTTTAGATACGACTGGTACTAAAAGAGTAACTTTTAATGGTATTGTTACAGGAACCAGTTTATCTGCGACTACAGGTGATATTGAAACTGTAAGTGTAAGTTTTATAACTTCTGGTACTATTACCAACGCTGCATAATGCCAAAAGGTTCTTACTCAGGTAAACAACGTAAATTGGCTAGGGTTGCTCCACCTAGAGATAAGATTACTGCTGCTGATCTTAAAAAACTACGTTCTAAGAAAAAAAGAAAAAAGAAATGAAAAAAAAAGAACTTACAGCCAGACAAAAAACTGCATTAGCAAATCATAAAAAAAAAGGTACTCATACTGCACAACACATGGCAGTTATGAAGAAAGAAATGTTAAATGGTAAAACATTTATGGAAGCACATAGAATAGCCATGAAGAAAAAAGGAAAGTAATGGCACGTAAACAAGGAGTCAGTTTATCAGTAGGAAGAGGTGAAAAGTCCAAAAAGGGAGGACTGACTGCTAAAGGACGAGCAAAATATAATAGGGCTACAGGAAGTAATTTAAAAGCACCAGTAACAGAGAAGAATCCAACAGGAAAAAGAGCAGCAAGAAGAAAGAGTTTTTGTGCAAGAATGAAAGGAGTAAAGGGTCCAATGAAAGATAGTAAAGGCAGACCCACTAGAAAAGCATTAGCATTAAGAAGATGGAGGTGCTGACATGACTTACGCTGTTCCTGGTCCGATACGAACAAACATAGTTTCATCAACCTCAGCAGGTGGTATTGATAGTCCTTTTACTAGAACTAGAGCAGTTTTAGATATGATGAAAGGGTGGGAAATAATGAAAGCGGTTACTGAAGGAACTGAATATTTGAGAGAAAATAGTGAAGCATTTTTACCATTAGAACCAAGAGAAGATTATGATGCTTATCTTGCAAGAGTAAATAGATCAGTATTCAGTCCTTTTACGCAAAGATTGATAAGAGCAGCTACAGGTCTTGTATTAAGAAAACCAATAACACTTGTGGGAGATCCTTATTGGACAGAAATGTTTAAAATGGATGTTGATGGTTGTAAGTCAGATTTAGATGAATATGCAAGAAGAATATTAATGTGTTCCTTAACTTATGGTCAAAGTCACATTCTTGTTGATTATCCTGCACCTTCTGGTGCATTAAGTCTTGCTGAAGAAAGGCAACAAAATCGTAGACCTTATTGGATTGAAGTTGATCCAACTAATATTTATGGTTGGAGGTTAGATAGAGAATCTAATTATGGGAATCTTATACAAGCTCGAATTGCAGAAAAGGCTGTATTACCTGATGGTCAATTTGGTGAAAAAGTTTTTGACCAAATAAGAGTAATAGAACCTGGTAGATACAGATTGTTTCGCAAAAAAGAACAAATCGAAGAAATGTATGATGTCTCTGATAATAGTGTGACAGGAAATTTTGAAATGGGTTCAGCAGATAAAGATTATAAACAAGTTGAATCTGGTAATTTCTCTCTTGGTGAAATACCTCTAGTAACAATCTATTCTGGTAAAACAGATAATTTAGTAAGTAAACCACCTTTGCTTGATATTGCGTATTTAAATCTTGCACATTTTCAAAGGCAAGCTGACTTAATTCATAGTTTGCACGTTGCATCACAGCCAATGCTTGTAATGGAAGGTTATGATGATCAGACCAAAGATCTTGCTATATCTGTAAATTATGCAATGGCAACTCAACCAGGTAATAAAATTTACTATGTAGAGCCAGCTTCTAGTGCTTTTGATGCACAATCTGCTGAAATTAAAGAATTACAAATGCAAATGGCTACTTTAGGTATTAGTACGCTATCACAACAAAAGTTTGTAGCTGAATCAGCAGATGCTAGAAGGTTAGATCGTGTTGATACAAACTCTATGCTTGCAATGGTTTCTATGGAACTTGAACAAAAATTACAAAAAGCATTTAACTTATCTGCTGAATATGTAGGTATTGAACCACCAGAAGTAAAAATTAGTAGAGATTTTGATATTGAAAGATTGATTGGACAAGATATTACAGCTTTAACATCATTATTTGATCAACAAGTTATTGATAGAGAGGAATTTAGAGATATTTTAGTTCAAGGTGAAGTTTTACCATCAGCAAATGAAGCCAAAAACGAATAGTTTGATAAGATGATATATAAGTACATACATTTTTATGGCTGGATCAATAGATCATGTTCTGCAACCTGACGGAACATATAAATGGGAAGTAGTAGAACCTAAACGAGAAGCTGATAAGGCTTCCGTTGTTTGTCCTGCTCCAGAACCAAAAGTAACTAAGAAAAAAGTTACTAAAAAGAAAACTGAAAGTCCTATCTCTGAATAATTAATGGCAATCGAAGAAAAAGTAATTCAGCCTGAGTCTGTGACCAATGCTGAACAGCCCGTGGCTGAAACTACTTCACAACCACAATCACCAAATCTTGATTCTATAAAAGCAGAATACGAAGCAAAATTAGCTGCTGCTCGTAAAGAAGCTACCGAAGCACAAGAAAAATTTAAAGGCATCAAAGGTAAATTAGATGATGTTTATAAACAAAAAGATGAGCAACGTAAACAAGAGCTAGAAGATCAAGGCCAATGGAAAACTCTTTGGGAAGAAGCTAATAAAACCGCTCAAGAAAGAGAGCAACAAATAATGAATTTATCTCAACAATTAGATGATTTGAAAACTTCTAATGAGATGGCTTCTACAAAAACAACAGCACTTGCAGCTATTAGTAATTTAGGTGCTATAAATGCTG